TGTCTCGGGATTGTTGGGCCAGCCGACCGATATCGCGGTCGGGAACCATTCTTGGCATTTGGTGTCCACGGGGACAGTTGCGACGGTTGTCGGCGGGATCGTGGTTGTGGTGCTCGTGGTGGTCGTGGTGGTCGTGGTTGTCGCCAACTCTTCAGCGCGATCCACAAGTTGTTCGGGTGTCAACATCCCTAACGTGACCGTGACGGGCGTAGAAACGATTCTAGGGGTCTCTGATGAGCCCTGAACGCCAGTGAACGCCCACAAGGCGCACGCCCCATAAGTTAGAAAAGATAGAAGTAGGAATCGTTTAAGGTTCATTTGTTCTCCAAAAGTGTGTGGGCAAGATTCATTCCTGCCTGAGTGATTTCACAGGTCATTCGTTCTTCACCAGTAAGCGGTGAAATACCTGTACCGACGGACTCAATGAGTCCGAGAGCGCGTAGATCGGAGCATCGTTTCCACCAGCAACATCCAGCCTTGGACAACAGTCCAGACGCTTCAGCTGCTTGGTCGTCAGTCAATTTGAAGCGGTCAAACGCCATCAGATATGTGACTAATAGTTGAGCCATTTGAGAGTTGGCTCGAATCTTGACGGACTTCGCGCCAGCCTTGGATGTTGGCGGGTCGTCAGTTCGGGACTGGTGATGCTCAGGTATTGAGAGATCACCAAATAGTGATAGTTGCATTATTCCTCCTGCGGTCGGGGCCCACCTATTGGTGGACGCACTTGGGTTCAGTCATTAGACCGAATCCCAAGCCGAATGTCAAGTCATGCTTCTAATGCTGGGAAGACTCTCAAGGCTTCTAAAACTGCTGGGGTCCATTTGTCGCCCGTGACATATTGCAGATGCCATGGCTCGAAGTTCGGGTTTTTGGGGTCTGCAACCGCCCAAGTGAAGCCATATTTGAGGGCTTCACAAGTAGCGAAAGCGTCACCCAAAAGCCACGCGAGCAAGGCTGAATTCTCGTAACAATTGGCTGCGTCTATCGCGAGTCCGAGCCCATGGTCCGAGTTGCCCGGGGTGGAACATGGAGCCTTGCCGGGTTTCAAATAGTATTTGCGTCCCTGCCAAATACGGATCACTTGTGGTTTGCGTCCGTAGTCCTTGATCGAATAACGATCATTGAACATGGCTAACTGTTGGTTGTAGGTGCGGTATGCGCCAACCTGATTTAATGTCAGATTGTTGAAGTACGCGGCGAGTTGTAAACAGTTCCATGCGGTCGCGGCGTGCTTTTCAAGTTGCCCTGACGGTTTCTGAATAGTGCGAAGAATGTTGGCGGTCAGGTAACCGTTCTGCTGACCTATGAGATCGGTCGGTTTAATAATCGGCAACACTGGGTACACGGTTGCGGTAGCAGCTGCGGGTGTTTTCTTTTTAGCGGCCATCAGACAAGATCCGCGTAACTAGTAAGTGTCATCACATTGTGTGTACCAGTGCCCATAACGACCCATAGTTCTTCGTTTGGTGGAATCGTGATAATAACGGTGGTGTTGTTTTGGATTTTGAGACCGTTGGCTGTGGTGACGTTTGCGCCACCTAGATAGGCGTCGTTGCCGTCTGGTGTTATATGGACTTGGCGTGTTTCGTTGATTGCTTTAGACACGATTTTGACGGCAGTCTGATTGACCGCGGTGTTAGTGCTGATCATTTGGGGTCCTTCTTTCGGATGATCGGCTCGACTGGTTTGTTGGTAAGAGCTGCCATTCCGTTTCCGACTGAGTATCCGATAATCATCGTGATGATCGGAACACCTTCGGATGTTTGGAGTTTGCCGATTGACAAAAGCACAGTGATACACACAAGTCCGACCAGAGCGATAAGGGCTTTACTCGGGTTAAAAGTCATGACGGCCCAATGTCTTCAACAAGAATAAAAGCAGGGAAAGTTGCGTCGCGTTGGAGTGTTGGTGCGCCTGTGGTGACGTTCACTGATGCTGTGCCAACAACAGTTTTGGTTGCCGAACTAGCGTAGGTGACCACATCAACTACGCACACGTTGCCAGTCATCATGAGAGCTGCGGATGTTTGTAGTCGCCCATAATTCATAGTTGCGCCTGCAGCGTTTGTGTCTTTGATTGACAGGTTGACATAGCCTGATACCGCTGACGGTGTTTGGACTTGTGGCTCATAGTAGGTGATCCGATAGTAACGGTTGGCGACCGCTGACCATGTGACAGTCATACCCGTGGCAATGACATCGCTGGTTGTCAGTGTGTAGTCGGCCGTTGACTGGGCGTAAGCCATGACACCACGGGGAAAGCGATTTTGCTGACTTGCGAGGAGAACAGCTCCAGCAGAGAAATCGGTGTTAGGTGAAATCGCCATGGCTTAGGGCCTTTCAGGAAAGTCAACAGTAGGGGATGGTTCCCATGTGGCGGGGAAGTCCCGTAGGGCTTGGCGGTAGGTCGCCCATGCCGTTTTGTCGGTTGGGGTGTCTGGAATCATCGCCCAATCGGACTCGACTAAGAGTCGGTCACGGCGTAAGCGCATACGCTCTAGGAGCCATTCGTCAGGTGCTTCAGTTTCGTAGGGTGCTAATAGGTCCATGTTCATGCCGCCTTATAGGTGATGTTCCATTGGATTTTGTCGCCTGCCGCCCAAGCAAACGGAACAGTAGCCGTAGGTACCGTCTGACCTTCGTAGTTTCCTGAGGTGGTCGCAACCCAAAAAACGGCGTTACTTGCAGCGCCTAAGCCGTTCAAATGTCCTTTATTTGTTGAGCCTGCAGCAGTTGTATAGGTTGCCCAACCAAGCACCATTCCTGAGGCACCCATTTCCGTGGCGACAGTCAAAACTGGCAAAGTAAAGAAAGCAGTTCCCGTGAATGCTGTAGTGGAACCAAAAGTGAGTGAACCGAAAGCGTGAACAAACTTATTTACGGTGCAATACTGCGCCGCGAGAGTCCCGTTACCAACCGTCAAGTTAGTGAAAGTAGGCGTGTAAGCCTGATATGTTCCTAGGACCGTGTTCCCAATAGCGACCTTTGCCTCCAACGCCTCGACCGCATCGTTAATGTCGGAGTGCTGTTGAGCGTGCGACGGCGAAGTCAACAAGCTCGTCGCAGTGGGATTCGTGAAAGTGTCCAGTGAAGTGGGGTAATTAATGGCCATTAGTGGTTCATCCTAATCTGTTTCCTTGTTCAACATATGAGTCGTCATAAGTCCATTGGGCTTCATTGTACGAAATTTCGGATTGGTCGTAGGTAATGGGATCTCCGCCCAAAACACCGAAATTGCTGTTATCCAAAATAAACGATTGGTTGTCAATACCTGATTTTAAAGACAACGAAACAACGGTTTGGTCAGGCGTGACGTTAATAGAACGGCCCGAAACAACACAAGCAACAGTTTGCTCCCCAATACCAGAACCAGCCCAAGTAACAAGAACTTTCTGCCACAAGCCGTTAGCGATACTTAGCAAGTTGTACCACTGGCTATGCGCAGCATCAGCGCAATTTGCTTTCACCATTTTGTCGGTGATCTCAAGGCTGGAAGGCGTGAATCTGATGTCCGAATAACGGTTGATCAGATTGGTTGCCACTGAGTCAGACATCGCTTGTGTAGCAACAAAAGTATTTGTAAAACTGACGGCACGGTTGCCGTACGAATCAATATCTGTTGAGTTCACTGTGCTAGTAGTTGCACCAACAAACACACCCAAAATGTTTGCTTGAGTAATCAAAGTTTCGTTATTGAATTGCTGACTGAAACCATAATTGCTAAAAGGTAATTTCGTTGACGTCACTGTACCGCTGGGCACAAATTCAAATGTTGTCGCATTGGCATCTGTTCGAGTCATCGTGACCGGGCAACTCTGTACGCGATAGTCAACGCCTGAAGTATTTGTAATAGTTGTCGCCCAAAAAACGTCGTTAACACTTGGCACTAATGCTGTTTGGTATATGTCGGCGTAAGAGTTAAAAGTTTGGCTATTAACGTAAATATCAGGATTTGAACCTGACAAATTGTTGTAACTACCGCTCGCACTTGGCTGACCGAGGCGAGGATATTTTAAGGGATAAGGACTAATTTCTGCTAAAGCATAACCAGCGGCAGTGTTATAAGAAACCGTACCACCGCCAACGGTAACAGAATTAGTGCGTCCCGCAATCGTCAAACCATCTTGCGCCGTAATCGTCACCGTAGAGAAGACGCCGTCATCAACTAAATCAAAGTCAACAATAATGCCGTGAAAAACTGCTGTTTTTGTGTCGCCTGCACCAATGTTTGTTAACGACGAAACAAAAACGCCCTGAGCAAACCAATCAATTGTTGAATATGTGCCACCGCCATTAGGAGTCAATGCGCCGTCTTTATTCAACAATGTTATTGAACAACTGCCACGGCCCACCACATTGACATCAACCGACTGGTCAATACTCATGCTTAACACTCGACTACTAAAATCGGTAGGGGTTGCTACGGCACCGATTTCTATTTGCCAAGCAGTATTAATCGTCATCGGCGGATCGCAGTTGTTGTCGTCATGGGGATAGCACCGTTGTCTCGGACCCATCGTTGAATAGCGGCTACGACTTGATTGGGGTCGCCACCGTTGACATTGACCGTGATATTCGCATTACCGCCTAGCGCGTTATTCGGGGTGATATTCCCAGACGTGCCCGGCGTAAACAGTTCGGGACCGCGTTCACCCACTAAATAAGTTGATCCGCCCGCGACAGGACCGCCCATAGCGCGAGCAGGCAATGTAGAAATCCCTGCAAGACCTAGCGCGTCCTCAGGGCTGAGACCGCCGTACTCGGCACCACGCGCAAGATAGGTGGCGTATTCGAGTGCAGCTGCTGGGCCTTCAGTTCGGAACTTGAAAAGGATCTCTTTGGATGAGATACCGTCCATAGTCCCTGAGATACCAGCGAGCACGCCAGCGTATGTCGCCAGTTTGGCTTCGTAGTCGTCAATGTCTGCTTGTGCACCTGTGCCGAACGCTTTAGCGGCAGCGGTTTCTAACTCGGCTAAATCAGTCTTAGCGTTGTCTAGGGCGACTTCCCGATCCAATGTCCCGGTTAGGTTTTTCCATGCCGTGTCAGCGTTAACGATTGCGATACTGGCGTTAGTGGCCGCAGTCGCAAGATTGTCTAGCGGGTTGCGGGCCTGCTTGATCGCTTCCTTCATCAAGTCGGCGTCGTCTCGAGCAAGCCTCATGTCCTCAGCAAAAACGGGGATCACTTCTTTTTCGTCTTTGAACAAACCAAACACAAAACCTGCAGCGTCCTTAACGCCACCTAAAGCGTTTTTAGTAAGACCGAGCGGTGTCAAGTTTTCCGACATCCAAGTCGCGCCCGGAATACTTTTAAACACATTGCGCACGTCAAGACCAACTTCAAGGACTCCGCCCAGATCGCCCAAAACAGGAACTAAAGACTCGCCAATAGATAGCGACAAGTCCTCTACTTTGCCCTTAAGGACGTCCATGACATCGCGCAACTCTTTAGCCCTAGCGAGTTCCTCGGGGTTAATAACTTTTGCGTCAGAAACACCGTCTAACGATTTCTTAAGATCGTCGGCACCCATCTCAATAAGAGTTGACATTGACTGCCAGCCCTTACCAAGGAGCTGGGCCGCAACCTTGGCTTTTTCTGCTGGATCCTTAATACCTTTAATTCGTTCAATGGTGTTGAGGAATGTCGCGTTGACATCCAGCGAACCATCTTTTAGGTAAACAAGGTCAACACCAAGATCACGAACTTTGTCAGGGTCTGCACCAATCGTTTTGTTAAGGCGACCGATCGCACCTTCAACGGCGTCAACTGGTACTGCAATATCTCCAGCCGCTTCGATATAGCGTGACGCGTCCTGAACCGATAAACCTGTTGAGGTTGCAAACTTT